AGCCAACAACGGGTCCAAGTACTGGCAGGCCCTGTACATGCAGAACCCCACACCTGACGAGGGGTCAGCTATTAAGTCACAGTGGTTTCAAAACTGGACAGACGAGGAGCCACCAGAGTGTGACATGATCATACAAACCTACGACACAGCTTTCTCCACTCGAAGCACAGCTGACTACTCTGTGATACAGACATGGGGCATCTTTGAATACCCATTTGTAGATAGCCTAGGCAGAGAATACCTAGCACCTAACCTTGTACTTCTGGGCAATGTCAGAGAAAGATTAGAATACCCAGAACTAAGAAGAACAGCGCAAGACTTGTACGATGACTATCAACCAGATGTGTGCATCATAGAAAAAAAGGCATCCGGGCAGAGCTTGATACAAGATATGCGAAGAGCAGGACTTCCTGTGTTGGATTACCTACCAGACCGTGATAAAGTATCCAGAGTACACTCTATAACGCCCATGCTAGAAGCTGAAAGGGTATGGCTCCCCAGAGGCAGAGACTGGGCAGAAGATTTATACGCAGAGGCTATACAATTTCCCTTTGCCAAACACGATGACCAAGTAGACGCCATGGTCATGGCAATACACTATTTAAAAGATTCTTGGCATTTGTCCCATCCAGATGATCCAGATTACGAAGACGAACCTGTGAAAAAGAAAACATACTGGAGTTGGAACTGAATGTCTTATCTAATATCGAATATACCTTTTTTTAGATGTCTTGTACGAAAGGAGTTTACACACAACCACGAAGATTACCACGGAGATTTTTTACACGCTCTGGCAATATCTGTAAATACAATACCAGACAGGTGTCTTAGCTTTAACGTGGTCTTTACAGGTTGTGAAGCAGAGGATGACGAAGAGAACCTACACGGTGGTGCCATGTGGGCAAGAATGCCAATCACTGGTCTTATCGCTGATACACAGATGGAAGAACTACCAGAGTTAATGCCCACGCACTTTGCACAACCATGGGACTGTTCTTCAAGACATCACTCTGTCATTGTCATGGACCGTATATCTTCTAGCCCGTGGCTCTGCAAGATAGGTGGAGAATTTTATACAGGTAAGTATATGTTTACTGTGGACTACACTGACAACGAAATAGCAGATGACCCTGCACAGCACAAACAGTCGCATGTCATAGAACTGACAGATGCAGGGAACTACACAGGTAATATTGTGGCTCTGCCCAACAACAGGGTCAGAGTGACAAATCCTGCTATGTGGATCACTGGAGAAGGTGCACCAGACTTTGCACCTAGTCAGTATGTTCACTCTGCAGAAATCCATAACAGCTACATGGACCCCTATACAACTTTTAACAACCTTTATCAGCAGGAGGACCTTGACGATGGCGAAGAAGAAACCAGTTAAGAAAATGATGGTTGGAGGTAAAGCCTCTAAGATGAAAAAAAAGAACCCCAGAGCAATGATGGGTGGTGGTAAGACATCTAAGATGAAACTTCAGTATGGTGGTAAAACTTCTAAGATGCGTAAAAAAGCTGGCGGTGGTCTACGACACAAAGCCATGCGTAAAGGTGGCAGAGCCAAGTAAAGGAACCTAGTCAATGGCAGTGGAACAAAATCCTTTCCTACCAGAGGAAGAGGTAAAAGAACTAAGAAGAGAGTCGCCTGTTCTAGAAACGGAAGGAGAGGTTGTTCAATTTAGCCCCACCGATGATGGAGGTGTAGAGGTCGAGTTTGGTGATACAGAGATAGAAGCAGACCTTCTTGTCATTGCTGAACAAGACCACTACGCTAACCTAGCTGAGTTTCTAGAAGAAGATGATCTTGTAGAAATAGGCAACGCTGTCATTGACAACTACGAAGCAGACAAAGAATCCAGAGAAGAATGGGAACAAGCATTTGAGAACGGTCTTGATCTTCTAGGACTAAAACTACAGGAGACCACAGAACCCTTTGACGGTGCTTGCACAGCAGTTCACCCTCTCCTTATTGAGTCAGCAGTTAAGTTTCAAAGCAGAGCTTCTCAAGAACTATTTCCCCCAGCTGGTCCTGTCAGATCACAAGTCATAGGTACAAACACCATTGCCAGAGAAGAACAGGCACAACGTGTCAAGCAGTTTATGAACTATCAGCTTACACAGCAGATGCCAGAATACTTTGACGAGTTTGAGCGTATGCTCTTTCACCTACCGCTTATCGGCTCTGCCTTCAAGAAAATTTATTTTGATCAGGTCAAAAACAGACCTGTTTCTGAGTTTGTGCCAGTGGACCATTTCTATGTATCTTACTATGCCACTGACCTCAGAACAGCAGAGAGATATACTCACGTTATCTATCGTTCTCCAAACGATTTTAGAAAAGATGTTGTATCTGGAATGTACGTAGACGTTGACATTGGAGAACCCTACGCACCAGAAGTTACTTCTATGAACCAAAAGATTGACAACATCATGGGCATCACGCCATCGTTAGAGGAGGACCCACAATATGTTTTATTGGAGCAGCACTGTAACATTGATCTTCCAGAACCATATGGCGATCCTAGTGGCGTTGCCCTGCCCTATGTAGTCACAGTTGATCTAACCAGTAAACAGGTTCTTTCTATCAAACGAAACTATAAGCCTGAAGACCCAACCAGAGAGCGCATACTTCACTTTACGCACTACAAGTATGTGCCGGGTTTTGCCTTCTACGGGCTAGGGCTGATTCACTTCCTAGGTAACCTGACCATGACAGCAACAACTGCCATGCGTTCTTTGGTGGACGCAGGACAGTTTGCCAACCTGCCTGGTGGTTTCAAAGCCAGAGGTGTCAGACTGGTAGGTGACAACGAACCTATCTCTCCCGGTGAGTTCAAGGAGGTGGAGAGCACAGGCATTGACCTGACCAAGGCAATAGTACCGCTCCCTTATAAAGAGCCGTCAGGCACGCTCCTCCAGATGCTACAATTTGTTGTGCAAGCTGGTCAGAAGTTTGCTGACTCCACAGAGAATATTATCAAAGACTCGTCTAACTATGGTCCCGTTGGAACCACCATGGCACTTCTAGACGCATCGTCTAAGTTCTCCACGGCTATACACAAGAGAATGCACAAGTCGCAGAAAGACGAGTTTGACATTCTGGCCAGAATTAATTTTGAGTCTCTTCCACCTGCGTACCCTTACGAAGTTGTAGGAGGAGACCAGCAGGTCTTTAAGGATGACTTTGATGGTAGGATTGATATCATACCTGTGTCTGATCCCAACATACCGTCCTCTGCTCACAGACTCGCCATGGGACAGATGGCAATACAACTGGCCAGCCAAACTCCTCCCGGTACGTTTAACATGCCAGCCCTGTTCAGAGAAGTTCTCACCGCTGCAAACTTTCCAAACCTTGACGAGGTGCTCCCGCCAGAACAAAAGCCAGAGGCAAGAGACCCACTGGCAGATATCATGGCAGCTTCCAAGGGACAACCTATTGCAGCTTTCCCCGGACAAAACCACGATGCTCATATTCAATTTAAGAGCGCCTTCCTCAAAGACCCCGGTAACGGTGCAAACCCCATGATGCAACAGATTGTACCTATACTCAACGCCAACATCAGAGATCACATGCTGATGAAGTATCAAGAACAGATAGGCGGCATGGTCACAGGAGTTGCCACTGACGAGCAAACCAGTGACATGGTAATGGCAGAGGCAGCTGAAGCTGTGGCAAATGCAAACGCCTCGCTAGGCATAGCACAAAGCCCAGAGCAGCAGATGATGAACATAGAGCAGCAACGTCTGCAACTTGATCAACAGAAGATGCAGATGGATGCCCTAGAAAAAGCAGCTGATCTAGAAGTCAGAGCACAAGAATCTGAAACAGCAGATAAGAAAGTTCAGCTGGACACTCTCATTGACCTGAGTAAACTTTCTCTGGAAGCTGACAGAGATGCAAAGAAATCTTTGGAAGCAGCTGGTAAACTTGCACTAGAATCTGAGAAGGCAGATACGCAGACACAGAAGGATGCTTTGAATATGTTAATTGGTGCTGTTAAGCAAGGTAGCGCAGGTCGATGAAAACTTTAGAAGAAAGAATAAAGAAACATGAGGGATATATGGTTAAACCCTATACTGACACGCTTGGCTTTCTTACAGGAGGTTATGGACATAAGATATTGCCCGGAGAAGAAATCCCAACAGATCAAGAAGGCTGGGAAAAACTTTTTCAAGAAGATTTACAGAAAGCCAAAGACGGCGCTGCTAGACTTATTAAGAAGAACGGAGTAGAAGATTTACCTTGCAGGGCAGAAGAGATTATTATAGAAATGGTATATCAGATGGGCGAGTCAGGTGTATCTAAATTTAGAAAAATGTGGAAAGCTCTTAAACAAAATCCAAAAGATTATTACGAAGCAGCAAAACAAATGATGGATTCTAGATGGGCAAAGCAGACCTATAACAGAGCACGTAATCTTTCAGACGAGATGAGGTTACTTTGTCATGCCACTTAAACCCGGCAAATCTTCTAAGACTATCTCAGCTAATATTAAAAAACTTAGAGAAGAAGGTTACCCGCAAAAGCAAGCGGTAGCCATTGCCATGTCTAATTCTAAAAGGACAGCAAAGAGACAATCAAAGAAAAAGAAAAGGGTCTCACGTAGAAAATAAATCACATGGATATTTTTGAAGAGATTAAACAATCTTTTAAGGCAGAACAAGAGTCTCTAAAAGATTTCCTTGCAAAGGGTCAAGTAGAGGACTATAACCATTATAGACAGGTTGTAGGAACACTTTCAGGTATTGACTGGTCCTACAACAGGTTGACAGAAATTATTAACAAACGAATGGAGATAGACGAAGACGATGATTAATCCTTCACTTGCAGGGGCAATGCCTAATGATGCGTGGATTACAGAAAACGAAGTGCCTGATCCAGAAGTTCTACCAGAGCTTCCGGGTTATCATGTTTTGGTGCGCCCTGTCACTATTAAGGCAAAGACCAAAGGAGGAATTATTCTTCCAGAAAGAGCCAGAGATGATATCGCCTACCTCACCACGGTGGGGCGTGTACTCAAAGTTGGAACGCTTGCCTACGAAGACAAAGATAAGTTTCTTGCAGGACCGTGGTGTCGAGTTGGAGACTATGTTTGTTATCAAAAGTTAAGCGGTACAAAGTTTGTCTACAAAGGCGTCAAGCTTCTTATTCTCTTTGATGATCAAATTATAATGAAAGTAGATAATCCAGAAGACCTAGACACAACTCTTGTTTTAGGTGGGTAACTGTGTTATCTATATAATAATACCACTACTTGCGTAATCTTAGTCGTCGCAAACTATGGAGCAGAAATAAATGTCAGAGGAAAAAGAAGCAGCAGTTGCTGAAGAACTAACTGAGTGGGGCGAAATTGATACTAGCCCTAGTCAGGCAGAAGAAGATAAAGTTGAGTTTGAAGTAGAGGGCGCAGAGCCGGAACCAGTTCCAGAGGTAGAAGCTGCCCCAGAGCCTGAGAAAAAAGATATTCCAGAACTAGATGGAATTGAAACTAAAGGCGCAGAGAAACGTATTCGTCAACTGGTTCAGCAGAAAAAAGAACAAGCTGAACTTCTTGCCAGAGCAGAAGCTGAAAAGCAAGCACTTATTCAGCAGTTGACAGAAAGAGACAAATACACTGTAGAGGCTAGTAAGTCTAACACAGATACAAACGAAAGACTTCTACAGCAGCAGATTGAAATGGCAAAGAAAGCATACCTTGATGCCTATGACCTAGGTGAAAAGGAGAAAATGCTAGAAGCCCAAGAGTTGATCAACAAAGGTCAAGTTGATCTCTCAACACTGAGTCAGCAGCGACAGGCTATTCAACAGTACGAGGCGCAGCTGTCGCAGAGAGAACAACAGGTACAGGCGCAGCAGCAAGCTCAACCTGCACCGCAGCAGCAGCAAGAAAATGAATATGATCCTCTTGCTGTTGAATGGAGTCAGAAGCCAGAAAACTCTTGGTTTAACAGAGATCAGATTATGACAGTGGCGGCTCTTACAATTGACGCCCAGTTAAAGTCAGAAGGTTATGATTCATCTACACCAGAGTTTTATCAGGAGGTAGACAAGAGAATAAAAGCGGAGTTTCCGCACAAGTTTAGTGAAGTTGCAGATTCACAACCTGCACAACAGGTGGTCGCTGGACAGTCGCGCAGTTCAACCACCGCATCTGCCAAAGGAAAGAAGGTTAAACTTTCTCAGGAAGATGTAAGATTAGCACAAAAGTGGAACATACCACTAGAAAAATATGCTGCTGAAAAGGCAAGAGCCGACAGAGCAGCAGGTGAGTATGTACCAGTAGGCTAGGCGCGTAACAAAACAAAGGAGCGTTTAAAGATGAGTAAAACAAGTAGCAGAGCAAGTCAAACAAGGGAAATTGAAACCAAGGAATACACATACACTGAACCTAACTTTTTAGATATTCCTGATCTTGTTGTAGACAGATTCACCAATGAAGACATGGTTCTCCGTTGGATACGCATCTCCGTTAAGGGTGATGATGACTACAAGAACGTAGGAAACAAAATGAGCCAAGGTTGGGTGTTTGTAACACCGGAAGAAGTTCCTGAGATGCTACACTCTGCAACTGTTTTAGATACAGGTCGCTATCAAAATTGCGTTGTACGGGGGGATGTCGCTCTTGCCAAGATGCCCCGTGGCAAAGCAAAGGCCAGAAATGATTATTATCAGGACAAGGCAAACGCCATGATGGACGCTGTAAATCAGCAATTAATGGCAGCTTCTGATTCTAGAATGCCCATTTCAAATAATAGCAAATCTAGTGTAACCAAGGGTAGAATGCCACAGTTCCAAAACTAACAAACTGCTGCTTATTCTACTCATCTTTAAAGGAAAGGAGATGGTAGTATGACTACTACAAAAGCCCTTAATGGTCTCACTCCTTCGCGTCGGTACTCTGGTGGTGCCAACACTCTGAAGACGAAAAACTACCGCATCAAATCTGGTTGTGCAGGTAGCATCTTCACGGGTGATCTGGTCCACGTAAGAGAAGGTTTTGTTTCTGTTGTTGGTAACGACAGCGGTGCTTCTGATCACCCCATTGGGGTTTTCATGGGGTGCTTCTACGAAGAAGACGGTGAGCCAAAGTTCCGTAAACATTGGCCCACGGGAACTTCTGCCAGCAATGCCTATGCGATTGTAGCTGATGATCCCCACGCTACGTTTGAAATTCAGTGTGATGCCAGTTCTTCTGTTGGCGATATCATGGAGTTCAACTTTGAAGTGACCCGAGGTGCAGGTTCTACCTTCACTGGTCGTTCAGGGTTTGGCCTCGATGTTGCGTCCAGAACTTCTGGTGTGGCAGCTATGTTCCGCATTATTGATTTCGTTGACGAACCCGGCAATGACATCAATGTTTCGGTGGAGCGTGCTTTCCCAGTCGCTGAAGTTCAACTTATCCACCATCAGTTGACCCGTGTGTCATCTGGCGCGTAACCTGAAAGGAGCTTAGACAATGGCTATTAATAGAGCAAGTATTGCCAAGCAGCTTCTTCCGGGACTCAATGCCGTTTTCGGTATGGAGTATGGAGAAGTTGCTGACGAACACGCAGTGCTTTTTGAAACGGAAAACTCGGATAGAGCTTTCGAGGAAGAAGTACTGTTCACTGGATTTGGTAAAGCCCCTGTCAAAGGCGAGGGCGCTGCTGTCCAGTACGACAACGCGCAAGAGAGCTTCACGGCTCGCTACACGCATGAAACTATCAGCCTTGCTTTCGCTGTTACGGAAGAGGCAATGGAAGACAACCTGTATGACACGTTTGCCAAGCTACGTGCCAAAGGGCTTGCCCGTTCCATGGCCAGCACCAAGCAGACCAAAGCTGCTGATGTTTTCAACAACGGTTTCAACACTGCCTTCACGGGTGGTGATGGACAACCGCTGTTCAGTGCAAGCCACCCCACGGTGGGTGACGGCAACCAGAGCAACCTGATCGGCACTGCTGGTACGGTTGATCTTTCGGAAGCTGCGCTAGAAACTGCGCTCATCAGTATTCAGACGATGAAGGATGATCGGGGTATTCTGATCGGCTCCAATGCGGTATCGCTCCACATTGCGCCGGGAAATCAGTTCACGGCAGACCGTGTGCTGAATAGCCCGTATCAACCCAACACGGCTGATAACAACATTAACTCTATCAACAATCTTGGTATGATGCCGCAAGGTTACTATGTGAACAAGCGGTTCCAAGATGCAGATGCGTTCTTCATTAAAACTGATGTTCCTAACGGAACGAAGATGTTTGTCAGAGCGCCTCTTGCCACGAAGATGGAGCCTGACTTTGACACGGGCAACCTCCGTTTCAAAGCCAGAGAGCGTTACAGCTTCGGCTTCTCAGACTGGAGATCGTTCTTCGGTTCACAGGGTGCCTAAAGCATTCTAAGGTGGAGGGGCTGTAAAAGGCTCCTCCACTATTTCTTTAACATAGTTGAATGGCACTTCGGGTGCTGGTCTAGGAAAGGACTGTTCAATATGCCTACACATTTCCCAAACGGAATTTCCAATAGAACAAAGGGTCATCCCCTTTTTAATTACCCATATTTAGACCCTTCAAAGTACTACACGTACTTCGATGATTTCTTTGAGTACCACTCTGGTATCTACACCATCACCACCACTGAAGCTGGAACGGGTTCTGCCTCAGAGGCTATCACTGCTGGTGCAGGTGGTCAACTCTTGATCACTAACGCTGCAGGAGATAACGATCTAGACTTCTTCCAGCTAAAGGGTGAAGCTTTTAAGTTTGACTCCACAAAGAGAATGTTCTTCTCTTCTAGATTTAAGGTCAGTGACGCAACACAGTCAGACCTTGTCATGGGTCTTCAGATCACTGATACGACTTCTCTTGACGTTACAGATGGTATCTTCTTCATCAAAGGTGATGCTGATACACAGCCTGACTTTATTATTGAGAAAGATAACAGTTCTACTCTGAGCGTTCTAGAGATGAATGCAATAGCAGACGATACGTTTGTCACGCTTTCATTTGAGTATGATCCTCTGGATGTTGCCACGGGTGGCGCTGTCTTCCGCGTTTATCAGGATGATGTACAGGTTGGTGAGATCACTGGCACCACCAATGCACCTGATGATGAAGACCTGACGATCTCGTTTGGTATTCAGAACGGTGAAGCAGTTGCTAAAACCATGACAATTGATTTTATCCTTGCAGCGGTGGAAAGATAAGTCACCACCTTGGAAAGATATAAGCATTGATCTATAATGGGGGAAGTATCTTACATAGGTCTTCCCCTATTTTTTTAGGAGATAATTGAATGAGCACTACCCTTAGAATAGCGCAG